TATCACCTTAACGCTGTGACGTTATGAGAACTGAGCCACTAGACGATAAGAAGCGAAATCACGGATTCCTCTAATCTTGTCACCGTACTGGTTCAGCGTTCCTAACGACCCGATTTTCTCTTCGTTCATCTTAACAAATTTACGAATTGAACTGTTACTAGGAACTTTGTACTTTTCAAATCTCATCCAGAACTTAACGAACTCTTCAAATAATGGGTGATACTTGCAATTTTCCAGGATGCTAAGACTCCTAATTGCAAAATAGTCCTTACCAAGAAGGTCATAATCATTAAAGTCCGAGAATCTTTCAGGATAAACTAATCTAAGAAGTGCTCTATAGACTGGATAAATCCCTTTGTATTCCCCATCCACCATGTAATCTACATGATGAAGCCTTTGCAAGTAAACAAAGCTATATGGTTTAACTAATGTCTTAGCTTTATTAAGTGTTAATCCACAAGATAAATACTTATCAAATACTTCTTTATCCGTTTTAGAAACTAAAGCGAAATCATCACCCATATACTGTGATAACTCAGGTGGGTGTTGACAAACTTGTCTATTAACAAGTGAACCAATTATAGAAGTGAAGTTTGATCCTGAGGGTATGCCATGCTCACCGACAAATACACCTTCTGGAGTAGCGAGTGGTGTCGTGAGAAAACGATTGGCAATTTCACCGATTTCAGGTGCATAACCAGGTTGAAAATTAAGTTCTACTTCTTTAAAAGCATTAAACTGTAAATCTCGACCTACACTGTAATCGAAAGCCTCGATATCGCCGCTGACGCATAGGTAGTCCATAGACACTGCTTCGCGGATAAGATGTGTCATAGCAGTATCAACTGCAACTGGACCTTTGAAGCCACTGAAACAAAACTCTTCTTTAAGACGTTCGAAAAGAGGAGGAAAGAACCTGTTCTCTTGCATGATCGTAGAATAATCAACGATATTTACAAGTCTGGTCTTCTTCTGCTCTTGGGTTCTAATCGCCGGAACCATAATAAGATTCTTATTGTATAAAGAATTCCAGTTCGCTAATGTGAAATCACGAACTTTGCCCTTCTTGTCTAAAGTAGGAGCACCAGCTTGGGTGTTCGACTTAGTGAGTTTTGCTGAGTTTTCTAAACTAATGGGACGAAGAGTACCAATGTTTATAGACGACGGAGGTTTCGTCGACAGATGACTACAATCAGTAGATGGAATATTGAAACTATCCACTACACTCTGTCTAATTTCAGACCACGGTAAAGCAATGCTTCTAGGACCGTATTTAGCCTTATTAGACATTTCTAACTCTAGTAAATCATCATTTATTAGATCTGTATTGGCATTGAAAACCTTATTCCATGCTTGTAGTATATCAATTGGACTAACCCTTTTGGCTTGGGGCGTGATTAACACCATGTTACTACCCTTTTCAATACGTCCCAGACTAGTGGAAAGCTTCTTAAATCCAGTATCAGTAAAGTTATTTCGATAATCCTCGATTGGTAAGATTTGCATAAAGTTTGGACTAATAAATATAAATTCACTTAATTATTTTCTTTTACGTCTAGGTCTTCGTCTACGAGACTTCGAATCAGATTCGGTCTTCATATCTGTTGACGGTTCACTCATACTTAGTGATTTACTGCGAGAAGCAGAACCAAATTTCCAAGGAGTGTACATTAAGTCAGCAAACTGCATAGCAATTGGTATGTCATCACGAATAGTTCGTGGAAGAGCAGCTTCAGTACCAAAGCGTTGATAGTAAGTAATCATTGAAGTGCTGATGTGACCATTATATGTGTCACCAGCTAGAACGACATATCGTTCTCTCTTTTCAAGAGGAAAGAAAGATCTTATTTCGATTCCAGCGTTGTTAATATCCTGTGCGAATATATAACTTGAAGTATTTCTATTAACTCCATCAAAGTATAATGAATAGTTATTAGTAGTAGCAAAGAATTCATTATCAGTGCTAATGGTAACCTTCTTTGTAGCGCCAAAACCACCACGGTATCGGCCTGTTCCGATATCATAGATAGTATTACTTGCTTCAATCCAACCATCAGGAGCATCTGTGTGTAAATTCATCAGTACAGAATCAGAGTCACTATTTACATAAGGCATGTAAAATATACCCGTTAGAGCTGTAGATGTTACCTTCTCAGAATTAGTAAATGATGTTAGCCAATTCGCATCGAACTTAGGTATACCAGAGTATGAATACGTCTTTGTTTCAGTTGCTTCAGGAAAGGCTTGTGCATATACTTGTTGAAAGTCTCTAAACTTCTTATTACGAAGAAGTAATAAACATTTGTCTACAATACCACCCTCTAATTTATCAAAATGGTTTTCAGATGTAACCTCATTAACCATACTAATTGGTGTATATTTGACTAGAGGAGCACCAGGTAAATGAGACTGTTTATAATTATCATATAGATGGAACATGTGTTGATTAACCATCGGATCGAGTGGTACTTCATCAAGCACTTGTCTTAATATACGAATCTTCTGAAGATCTGAGACAGTAAACGTTTTATATAAAGCGATCATGCCTTCATTTCTATTTCTCTCAAGATTGAAGTGAGCTTCAATAGATAGGTAGAAATATAAAACAGAAAGGCAATAAGCTATTGAGGCATAGTAATTACATACGTAATCCCAAGTTATAACACTACTAGTAAAAGAATTTAATCTAACTTTCCTAGTAATAACATTTACCCAGTCAGCCATCACTTTATTTTGAAGATAGTCCTGAAGATCAGGATCACCACCATACGTAGAAGGTAAGGTAGATGTAGCAATTTCAGGAAACACACATTTAACCCTCATGATTAAAGGTGAAGTGGCGTCTCTTCCGTCTAAGAAGAACTTAGGACGATAAAGAGGAACTATGTCCGTGTTGAAATTAATATCAACAGGCTTTAGATTCAGACTCATTCCAGTTGGATTGAAACTAGAACCACCAGCATAATTAGCTTCAGTAGTTCCGCCATCTCCAGAATCTGGAGCGGGATCAGTCCATGTTCCAGACATACCTGCACCTCTTCTTCGTTCACGAACTTGGTTCCGTAAGAATTCAGCTCCTTTAGTAACGAAGTCATCAATGGTAGCACCAGCACCCATATCAAAAGCTTGACCAGCTAAACCAGCAATAATACCAGCACCTAGCTTTCCAACTCTAGCAGGGGGTTGAAATTTAAGTAACTCAGTGTTAGAATCTTCTTCTTCCATCTTAGTTAAGAAATCTATCCATTGTTCCCAGGATAGGTCTTGTACATCTGTGAATGTACCAACAAACTCATCATAAGCGTGTTTGTTCATTAGAGCGTCATAAGGATCAGTTGCCAACATTTCCTCGTGATATCTAAAATCGTATGAATCTTCACTCTGTTCAAGAGTGATTATGTTATCATTATCTTGTGTCATGTGCAAGATGTGGTTAGGTAACCAGGGCAGCGTTCAGAAGCTTAACCTCGCGGCCAAGGGATTGGAGATGTCAACCTGCCGTCTTTCCAAAGTTTTCTTGGAG